TCTAGATTATATTTCAGTTGTTCAGTAAATTTTTCAAACATTTCACTAGAAAATGCATTTTTAACATCGTGATTTAAATTGTTAAATAACATTTTACCAATGCCATGATAATCAGATGCTATGACAACAATGTGACGTTCTCTAGGTTAGCTAATAATTAAATCAATTGTATTTTGAATCTACTATCTATACAACATATTGTAACAATTATCCAGGCCTGGTGAACCAGAAAGAGATGGAATGCTATTCTATATCATTTCTTTACTGATATCCATACCTTGAGTTGCTACATAATCAGCTAATTATCTAGGCATACGGCCAATAAGATTCATTTCTACATATTTTAATCTATTATTCATTTTAAAAACTTAAATTTCTTTATTTTAATAAGATCTATCCTGTAGGCCTTGTACCTATGAAACGTACATCTTCAGTAACAGATTTCTATTTTGTGGCATAGCTCCATTAAAAATCAGTTTAGGCTTTGCGTTCGTGATACTGACTTTACTACCCTCTACTCCTTTTAGACTAATTTGGTTGTATTTGGGCACTCTACGATAGACTTGTTTCTTCTATGGTTTAGCTTCTACATGAAAGTATGACCTTGATTTATCCAAAAATGAGAAACACTATACTTAATATTATGACATTGGAGTCATCTTATCCAGACTTATTAAATTATCTTTTATTATCTAAAAACAAACTGCAGAAACAAATCTATCTGTCTCACAATTTACAGGTAGATCATGATATAATTAATAATCAGGATGGTAATGCCATATGATATCCTACAAATTTTCATAATATGATATAGTAGCCATCTTAGAATAACCTCTGGAAAGTGAAAATTTCAAATCACCTTCTTTCAATCTAATTACTCTTTATGTTTTTATCTTTTTGGGCTTAATTACTTTCATATCTGAAGGGAATATCTACTCCAATCTTCGTTTAGCTCTTGCTACTGTGACAGGATGATTGTACCATGCTATGCATGGAGACCAATAGTATTAGTCGCAATCATCAGCCCATTCTTTCATTTGAGAAGGAGTAATTCCTTCCTATAATATATCCATTTCAGAAATGTGTAAACAATCCTAAATTTCATTGGGCTCTTAATCATAGTAACCATCATTACTATCAGACAGGGATTCTTATTGCTGTATTTATTACTTTTAT